GATCTTACCGATAACGATATTTCATTCGATTACGGAGAAATCAGCAGAGGATGAAAATAAGAAATGACTTTGTAACCAATAGCAGTAGCTCCAGTTACGTTATTGCATATAGCAATCCGATTGTGCTCGATCCGGAAGCACTTTCAAAATATCCAGCTCTCGCCATTTTGAATGATTTAGTTCATATGGTTCTGTTCTGGAAATCAGAATATACCGAAGTGGGCGATCTCGTTGATACTCAGGATTGCTTGGAATATTGCATCCGAGAGTTGTTTTGCTACGACGCGGACGACGAAGACAATGAATTGGATGAAATCCTTGAAAAAGATTCCAACCTTAAAGATATTTACGATAAAGCTCTGCAAGCCATAAGTAGTGGTAAAAGAGTTTTATTCAAAAACATTGCGTATGCAGATGATGCCATTTCCAATACGATTCGCACGTTATCAGACAGTAATCTTGGAATTGAAATCATCTATCATGATTAAAAAAGAAATTAGCTAAACAAGTTAATTTCTCTGACGGAATATAGTAAGTTATAAGAGGTAGTATATTGTATTCAGCTTTTATCACAAGAATTAAAAATGTAAGAAAACATTCCAACGCTGACAGACTGTTGTGCGGCGAATGCTTTGGTAACACCGTAATCGTTGGGCTTAACACAAAGCCTGACGAACTTGGTGTGTATTTCCCGGTGGATGGTAAACTCGGTCTTGAATTTGCACAGAAACATGACCTGCTCCGCCGTAAGGATGAAAATGGTAAGCCAGCCGGAGGATATTTGGATCCCGAAAAGCGTAATATCAAAGCTCTGACGCTTCGTGGCGAAAAGAGTGACGGCTTGTTTATGCCGCTGTCATCATTGGAAGATTTCACCGATATTTCTACGCTCCGCGAAGGAGACACAATCACGGTTCTGAACGGAATTACAATCTGTGAAAAGTATATTCCGCGTAGCGATAGTAGGGGGGGGGTATCCGTCTGGTAATCGCACTCGTAAGCGTAAAGATCCAGTCGCTCCACTCTTTATGGAACACGCTGATACAGAACAGCTTTCCTACAATCTTTCCGCATTCCATAACGGAGATCAGGTTGAAATCACTCTCAAAATGCACGGAACATCTCAGAGAACAGGTTATCTCCCCACACTCTCTGGGTACAAGAGAACTCTCATGGACAAGCTCTTAAAACGTCACGGTACACCGATATATAACTGGGGTTATGTAACAGGAACCCGTCGTGTTGTTCTGGACAATTACGACGGCGGTTTTTATGGAAGTAACGAATTCCGTGAACAACACAGCAAGTTCTTTGAAGGAAAACTTCATAAGGGCGAGACTGTCTATTATGAAGTCGTAGGGTTCACACAGGACGGTACTCCTATTATGTCCTCCTGTGATAATAAGAAGGTAAACAACAAGGACTTTATCAAGCAGTATGGGCAAACCACAGTATTCAGTTATGGATGTGAACCCGCAGGTTTCACAGAGGACTGTTATGCGCCTACACATCCACAGTCCGATATCTATGTTTATCGCATGACAATGACGAACGAAGATGGCGACGTTGTTGAATACACTCCTGATTTCATGCGCTATCGCTGCGAACAGATGGGCGTAAAAACCGTACCCGTATTCTGGAAGGGGTATATCGGCGGTGAGGATTGTCCATATGCGGATACCTGCACAGCGAAAGAATGTTCTGTCGGAGAATGTGTGAAGAACATTGCAGAACAGTATTACGACGGCGCAGATCCGGTAGGTAAGGATCATGTACGCGAAGGTGTTGTAGTCAGAATTGTAAATCGTCCTAAGTTCACAGCGTATAAGCACAAAAACTTCTCATTCAAGGTTCTGGAAGGTATCGTTAAAGATACTGCTGTCAGCCCTGATTTGGAAGAAGCTCAGGAGGTTGTGTAAATGGGCGCACCACAAATTATCCTGATCGCATTATATGCGCTGTCTCTTGGTCTACATCTTGCCAAACATGGTGAAAGACATATTGGCAGATACAATTTCTTCATAACACTCATCAGTTGTACCATCGAAATGCTTCTGCTTAAATGGGGCGGATTCTTTGGCTGATAAGAAAACTATTCTCGACTTCATCCGACATTTCAAAGATGCAGAGTTCACCTTTCTGAATGGATGCTGTTACTGGTTTTGTTATATACTCACAGCCAGATTCGGCGGAATAACATTGTATGAGCCAGTAGAAGGGCATTTCATCCAGAAAATCGGCGACGCATTTTATGATGTGCGCGGCGAAGTCACAGATAAATACATAAATAACGAAAAGCTGTTATGTTGGGAATCTTACGAATCTGTGGATTCCCTGCATTACAGTCATATCGTAAGAGATTGCATTATGAAAGAGAGATATAAAGATGACGAACTTAACTGAGCGTGACGCAAAAATCATGCGTCGGCTTTCCGAACATCTTGATGCAGTAAAAGATGCACACCCGGAATGGGTTGGTATCTTTCTGCAAGGCTCTCAGAACTATAATCTTGATTATGAAGGGAGCGACATAGATTCTAAATTGATTGTCCTCCCTTCTTTTGAAGATTTTGTGCTGAACAATAAGCCTTACAGTTATACACACATTATGGAGAACAACGAACACGTTGATGTTAAGGATATCCGGCAGATGTTTGAGTGTTTCCGGAAACAAAATATCAACTTTGTTGAAATTCTGTTCACCAAATACCGTATCCTGAATCCTAAATACGAAGCACTGTTCACACCGGTATTGGAAGCCCGTGAGTTGATTGGAAGATACCATAACTACAATTCTGTAAATTGTTTTGTTGGTACAGCTCTGGAAAAACAGAAAGCAATGTGTCACCCATACCCTACGATTCGTGACAAGATCGAAAAATACGGCTACGATCCCAAACAGCTCCATCATATTATCCGCTGTGAGGAATTCATGATACGTTGGCTGTCGGGTGAACCGTATGAAGATTGTCTCGTTTCAAAACTTCATACATACCTGATATCCGTAAAACGCGGTGAATGCCACACGTTATCGGAAGCAGTGGAAATTGCAAACAGTACAGTTGTCGGTATGAAAGCAAGAAAAGACAAGTATATGACAGAAGTGCCTGTCTCGATCAATCCGGATGTAGACCCTATTCTTAATCAGGTTCTTGTAGATCTGTTCAAGTTTAATTTCAAAAGCAGTATATAAGGAGAAAGAAAAAAATGAAACCAATATTTTTCATGCTTGTAGGCTTACCATACAGCGGAAAGTCTTTTCAGGCAGAAAAACTCCAAGAAGCCTACGATGCTGTTATTCATTCCAGTGATAATATTCGTGCTGAACTTCTCGGCGACATGGAAAACCAGAGCAACAATACACTGGTGTTTGACACACTTCATGAACGGATCATTTCCGATCTGATAAACGGAAAAAATGTTGTCTATGATGCAACAAATATCAATTATAAACGCCGGATGGACACCTTGCAGCGTCTTCGCAAAATTGAATGCGTAAAAGTATGTGTTTTCATGGCAACTCCGTTTGATATGTGCGTAGAACGTAGTAAGCACCGTAAGCGTGTAGTTCCTTATGATGTTCTGGAACGAATGTACCGAAACATATGGATTCCCAATACATACGAAGGGTGGGATTACGTCGATCTGATTTATCCGGAAGGGTTCAAAACCAGAGATGCAAACGAATTGTTCGACGGAATTTCTGGTCTGAAATATATCAGTCATGACAATCCACATCACATCCATACAGTAGGTTATCATTGTCTTGCAGCTCGCAATTTACTCAATAATGAGTCTGATACTCTTCAGGAAGCAGCGGTTCTTCACGACATTGGGAAGCCATTTACAAAATCTTTTGTAAACTCCAAGGGCGAAACCACAGAGGTCGCTCATTATTATGACCACCAGCACGTTTCTGCTTACGATAGCTTATTCTATGCAAATCCGGAACTTGACAGAGTGTATATCGCTGCAGTGATTCAGTGGCATATGCGTCCGTATGAGTTGGAGCGCACAGAATCAGATAAAGCCGTTTCTAAGTTTCGTAAACTTGTCGGCGAAGAATTGTATACTGACATCCTGAAACTGCATCTGGCAGATATTCATGCCAAGGATGTTGTTTTTGAAACAAAAGGAGAATGAAATAAAATGAATTACAAAACTGCCTTGTTCTGCGAGTTCGATAAGTACGCCGCAGAAAGCTATTGTGCAGTACATGGCGTTGATCCGTCTCTTAACATCGGTGATATTACAAAAGCAGATGAAAAGACAGTTCCTGATTTTAACGTCATGTTCGGCGGAAGTCCATGTCAGGACTTTTCAATAGCAGGTAAACAGGGGGGGGGCAGCGTGGAGATGTAAAACTTGCAGCCACACATATAACCCTCTCGAAACCCACTATACCACACGCTCGTATTGTCCGAAATGCGGATCAGCAGAAATTGATAAAACCCGTTCTTCCCTCTTGGTTGAGTGGCTGCGGTTTCTCCGTGAAAAGAAACCCAGATTCGCCATTTACGAAAACGTCAAAAATATCGTAGGCAGCCGTTTTAAGGAAACCTTCGATAAATTTGTCGCTGAACTGGAAGAATACGGTTATAATGTGTATTGGCAGGTGTTGAATGCCAAGCACTACGGAATTCCACAAAACAGAGAGCGCGTATACTGTATCATAATCCGTAAGGATCTGGATAATGGAAGGTTCAAATTCCCGGATCCTATCCCTCTGAAAGCGTCCCTGAGTGATATGTTGGAAGACAATGTTGAAGAGCATTATTATCTCAGCGATGAAAAAGTAGCTGAAATGATCGCCCCCCCCACAACGGAACATCAGTAATACCATCAGAACGGGTGGCAGAGGTTCCGTTGATGGACGACACACATGGGACTTGCTCATCTGTAAAGAAAGGTGTTCGTCTGAGCAATCAGGGCAACCATCTTGATGGATATAGCGATATTGCACTGACATTACTGGCACGAGATTATAAAGGTTTCGGTAATCAGCAAATGACAGGCGTGTTGGAATTATCAAAAGAAGATCATAAAGCATAAGAGGGTAAGGATTATGGAAAAAGTACGAGTAAGAAAACTCACCCCTAAAGAATGTTGGCGGCTCATGGGGTTTGATGATATTGATTTTGAAAACGCCAAATACTATTCAATCGAAGAGAGTATGACATTTTTGACAGAACACCCTAAACACAAAGGAAAACGTGAATTTTCATCAGAAGAAAGAATCGAACGTATTTCCAATACGCAGCTTTATAAGCAAGCCGGTAACAGTATCGTTGTTGATGTCCTTGTACATATCATGGAAAATCTATATGATGCTATGCCCTACCTGTTTGATGATATGGAGATCGGTTCTTTCTTCAGCGGAATTGGAGCTTTTGAAAAAGCCTTAACCAGACTGGATCCAGATTCCCGTCCGGAAAGTAATGACGCTATTAAGGATCTGGAGCTGACGCAAGTTGGGTATATTAACGGTTATAATGGAGATGCCAATCGTATTTATGATGGCAGTACCGTCTCCCGTGCTTTGAAAGCTGAAGCTGGCGGTGGTGGAGCTAAGACCGGTTGGTATATGCTGCCCCCCCCTGTAATCCTTGATGTGAAGCAAATGGGTAGAGAAGGTGCGCCGCGATGCTACACATCTGGCATCACGCCGACACTTGCCGCACGAGATTATAAAGATCCATTACGAGTTACAGAAATTTCAAAAATTTCATCCAAACCCCTTGACAAATCAGAAGAAATCTGATATACTATATTAGGAATTAACCAAACAATCTTATTCGCAAAAACAAGGATAAGATTTCAATAATTCCGTTTGCATTTAACTAATCAATTTTATCAAAGGAGATTTACAATGTTCAACTCTCACAATGCAGACAGCCTGAATGAAATCCTCGGCATATCCAGAAAGACTGTGAATCCTGTTGATAACGGATGCAGCTCCACAATGGATACTATCGCCCCTGTTGCACCCACCTCTATGCCAGAAGTTCGTGCCGTATGTCTTACTCCGAAGCAGATCATTTTCAACCCTCCGGCAACCATTGTTTACTGGGATGATGGTGACAAGACCGTTGTACGCTGCGATAACGATGCCTTTTCTGAAGAGTTCGGTTACGCGATGGCTTGTATGAGAAAGATCTATGGTACTCGTGCAAACTTCAAGGCATTGCTCAAGGACGCATATCGCCCTCAGGAAAAGAAAGAAACCGGCAAGTCCAAGAAGACTGCATCTGCTGATACTACTGTTAAGATGGCAGATACTACAGTTCGTCCGGTCAAGAAGGGCGGCAGTCAAGCTCCCTCTCTGGATAAGCTGCTCAAAGAACTTGCAGGAGATGACAGTATCGCAGTCGGAATTGCATTCCATACCAAAGACGAATAATAAGTTCGTGTGTGTGGAATGTGGGTGTGTGTTCGACACCCCACGAAAATATATAGAAACACACAACCTCGATACCCCACCATACGAACTATACACAGGTTGTCCGAGATGTGGCGGGACATACGTTCATGCACGAATATGCGAAGTGTGTGGTAATGAGATAATCGGCGAATATGTATTAACCGATGACGGTAAAAACTACTGTGATAGTTGTTACATACTTCGTAACATATCTGACGATCTGAAATAAACAAAGGATCTGAATATGCAAAACGAAACACTAAAAAATGAATTTCTGACTCTTTGCCGTGAAAAGATTCGCCGCGAAGGTTTAGATTCACTGCTTGACTGGATGGAAAATGAAAGCGATTTCTTCACAGCTCCGGCAAGCACAAGATTTCATGGGAATCACCAATATGGTTTGCTTGAACATTCTCTGAATGTTTATAAATCCACTTTGCGTTTAGCTAATCAATTCAATCTAAGTGGATTTAGCGATGAATCCATTGCAATTGCAGCTCTGTTCCACGATTTGTGTAAGGCAAATTACTATACCATATCTACCCGAAATGTCAAAAACGAAGAAACCGGGATGTGGAGTAAAGAGCCTTACTATAAAACAGAAGATCAATACCCTGTCGGTCATGGTGAAAAATCAGTTATACTCCTGTTGAAGCATATCAAACTTACAGACGACGAAATCTACGCAATTCGTTGGCATATGGGAGGTTTTGATAGTGCAGTCAAAGGCGGAGATTATGGATGCAGTAAGGTTTATGAGGTTTGCCCTCTTGCTGTTGCACTGCATCTTGCTGATATGGCTGCAAGTTACCTGATCGAAGAACGAAAGGAATAATATGGCAGAAGAAACAACTATGACCTTAGTGCAGAAACTCGCCAAGATCCGCGAAATGACCGAGGTTCTGCGTAAGAATAAATCCGGCTTTAACTACAAGTACGTTACAGAAGATGAAATTCTGGCTCGTGTAGCGGCTGGTATGAAAAGATACGGCGTATCTCTGAAACCAAGTATCACACCGGCAACACTTTCTCTCACACCCGTTCATTATACCAAAAACAAGAAAGATAAAGCCGGAAACCTCATCACAGAGGAGGTCTATGAAACGATTGTAAATGCGGAGCTTACATTTACATGGATCAACTGCGACAACGAAACCGATACAATGGATGTCCCTTGGGTTCTCGTTGGTCAGCAGGCAGACGCAGCGCAGGCACTCGGCAGTGCGCTTACATATGCTAATCGTTATTTCATGCTGAAATTCTTCCAGATCGCTACGCCGGATGATGATCCTGATAGCTGGCGTAATAAGAAGGAAGACGCAGAAGCAGAAGCTGATGCGGCTATCACAAGAGAACTCGTATCCAAGATTGACGATCATGTTCATGCGTATCTGGATCTGAAAGACAACAGTGATGAAGCGAGAAAGAAACTCACTGACATCATCAAGAAGCACGTCCGCAATGGCAGTAAGCCGTCAACAGATTATACGAACTATCTCACAGATCATACTGTGGCTGCAAAACTTCTCGAAGAACTGACAGCCCAGTGTCCTATCGAATAAAGGAGGAAAACATATGGGATTTCATGAAGGTGCATTCGCTACTGTTTGGGAAGTAACCAATCAGGGCGATAACTATTCAAAAGTGCGAATCGGCACAAGCCGTAAGGATAAGGATTCGGGTGAATATATCTCTGATTTCAGCGGCTTTGTAAGTCTGATCGGTGAGGCACATAAGAAGCTGAATATCATTCAGCGTATGCTTAACAACGGCAAGTGCAGAATCAAGCTCGGCTCTTGTGATGTAACCAATCGTTATGATAAAGAAGCGGAGCGCGAATATGTCAACTTTACACTGTTCGACTTTGAGCCTCTGGATGGTTCCGGGAATTCAACCGGAGAAACAACCGGACAGCGCAAGTCCGATAATAAGAAATCGAACAATACCGCAAAGAAAAACAAAGCGGCTCCCCCGCCTCTCGCTGATGATGACGATGAGGAAGATGAAGACGAAGAAGACTGCCCCTTCTAATCAAGCATCGGCGGTGATGCGCTATTCGTTATGACTTGACCATTAACGATATGACTTGGAGTTATTCGCGCCTGACTTCATTTTCAGAATGTCCGTATAAATGGTTTCTTACATATTTATATCGTGATAAAAACGGAAGACGGCTTCCTAAACATAGCGGTTTCTTCGCTGAGTACGGAAGCTACATACATCTCATCATGCAGATGTACCTTTCCGGCGTATTAAAAAAGAGCGAACTTTCTACGTATTATGTTTCTCACTTCGCAGAAAATGTTCGCTCAAAAGCTCCGAATCATAAGATATATACCAACTATTTCAAGCAGGGATTCTACTATCTGGACAAAATCAATTTTCCAAATCGCAAGATAATTGGAGTTGAAGAAAGTGTAGAATTCATGTTCGCAGGAAAACCGTGGATGGGGTTTATTGACGTTATCAGTGATGATAGCCAGCTTGTTATTACTGACCATAAGTCCAGAACACTTAAACCCCGTTCCAACAGATCAAAGAAAACAAAGTCAGATGCGGAACTTGACGATTATCTCAGACAACTCTATGTATATTCCGCAGCAGTAAAACAGAAATTTGACCGCTTTCCGGATGTGCTGGAATTCAACTGTTTCCGATCACAAACTATGATTCAGGAGCCATTCAATTTGAAAAGGTTTCAGGAAGTAGAACAGTGGGCAGGAAATGAAATTGAATTGATAACCCGCAATGACACTTGGGAACCGAAACCAGAGTATTGGCGGTGCAGCTATCTATGTGATATGTGTAAGGAGTGCGAGTTCAGTAAAATGTTCTGAAAGGGGTGAGTAAACTGCAAATTGATCGTGATATTATTCTTGAAGCAAAAGAAAAGCTTGGCGACGAAAACGCGCTTATCATTGCTCAGGAATTGGACATTCATGACTTTGATGAACAGAATCTTAGATGCTGTTGCCCCTTCCATCAAGAAGACCACGCATCATTTATCTACAACAAAAAGACGTATTCATTCCACTGCTTTGGCGCGTGTGCGAAGAACTACGACATTTTGGATGTATTCATATATAAGGGCATGACTTATTTGCAGGCTTGCCAAAAGTTGTTTGATTTAGCTGGAATCAAATACAGCTTTGGTGAGCTTGGCGTGAAAACAAAGCATCAATACAGATACCCCAAAGAAGTACCATTAGGCGATAAATCCAAAATCTATTCATACTTCAAAGCACGGTGTATCAGTCCTCAAACACTGGATTATGCCGACGTAAGACAGGACGAAGATGGTAATATCGCTTGGAACTACTACGACACAAACGATGTGCTGACAATGGTGAAATACCGTCCCGCGCGTAAAGTTCGTAAGGGTGAAAACAAGTGCTGGTGTCAGAAAAATGCAGATACAAGCAATCTGTTATTCAATATGAACCGTATCAATGTTACTTCTCCCTTATTGATCTGCGAAGGAGAACCGGACTGTTTGTCAGCCATAGAATCCGGATTCAGTAATGTTGTATCCGTCCCTCTCGGAAGTTCAAATTATCATTGGATCGAAGAAAACTGGGATTGGCTTGAACAGTTTGACAGCATAATCGTGTGTTCGGATAATGACGAAGCCGGAATAAAGATGCAAAAGGAAGTTGTTTACCGTCTTGGAAGCTGGCGAACCAAAGTGGTTGATGTTCCAAAGTTCTATCAAAAACCAGACGGTAAAACAATTCCTGTCAACGACCTTAACGAAGTGCTTTACTATTTCGGTAAAGAGACAGTTCTTGAAATTATTCTGAACGCCAAAGACAGTCCCGTTCCGGGAGTAATTGACTTCTCGGATATTCAGGATGTTGACTTGGATCAGATTGACGGTGTAACAACCGGTATAAAACCTCTTGACAGATATCTAATGAAGCTGTTTCAGGGAACGCTTAATATCATCACCGGTATTAACGGTGCAGGCAAGAGTTCCTTCATCAATCAGATCATCTGTCAATCACTTGAACAGGATAAAAACGTATTCCTGTTCTCAGGAGAGCTTCCCAACTTCCAGACAAAAAACTGGCTGAATTCGGTACTCGCAGGTCAGCGAAATATCGAAGAAAAGCACTACGAAGACTCTACCTATTATAAGGTTCGTCCCGAAGCGAAAAAAGAAATCGAAGACTTTTATCGTGGCAGGCTTTACATATACGAAGATGGACGTTCCAATCGTATGACGGATCTTCTGACAACAATGGAAGATTCTGTACGAAAGTATGGAACAAAGCTCCTGATTCTTGATAACCTTACCGCAATCAATCTTGAATGCAGTGATGACAATAAATACAGTAAGCAGAGCGAACTTATCATGCAGCTTATCTCGTTTGCAGTCAAGTTTAATGTGATTATTCTCTTGGTTGTTCATCCGCATAAGATTGACACAATGCGCCGTCTGAATAAGATGGATGTACAAGGTATTTCAGCGATTATTGACCTTGCTCATCGTATCATCAGCCTCTATCGTGTTTCGGAAACTGATAAACAGGGTGTTCCGAAATTGAACGGATCCGGATGGGTTACTAAACCCATTAAGGAAGATGTGCTGATCGATATTCTGAAAGACAGAATGATGGGTTTTGAAGGACGAAGCGTAGGTGTGTTCTACGATCAGCCTTCCCGCAGATTCTTCACCAATGAATTTGACCTTGACAGAAGATATTCGTGGGACAAGCATCAACACACGGGAGGGTTGCCATATCCTCCTAAGCAGTTAAATAATGAAGAAGACGAAATCTTTGGTCAGATTCAAAACGGAGGTGGACACAGTGGATAAGAACTATACTGCATACCATGTGCATACGGAATTATCCCTGCTTGACAGTACAACAAAATTTGAAGACTATGTAAATCGCGCAGTCGAACTCGGACAGAAAGCAATTGCTTTTACCGAACATGGAAATGTTTATCAGTGGGTTGCAAAAAAACTCTGCTGTGATAAGGCTGGCATTAAATATCTGCATGGTGTTGAGTGTTACCTTACGGAACAATTTGTCTGGAAAGATCCTCGTACTGGTGAAGAAAGTCGCCTGAGAGATAACTACCACACCATTCTGATTGCCAAGAATCAAGCCGGTTTACAGGAACTGAACGATCTTGTCAGTGTTTCATCAAGAGATGACCATTTCTATTACAAACCCCGTATTTCATTCAGTGAGTTTTTCAAAATTTCAAGTAATGTAATCAAGATCAGTGCGTGTCTTGCTTCACCTTTGAACAAACTGAAAATTTCACACCCGCTGTATGAGCGTCTGATGACGCACTACGACTACCTTGAAATCCAGCCCCATTTCCATGCTGAACAAATTTCGTACAACTGCCATTTAGCAGAAATGTCACAGAAATATGGAATCCCGCTGATTGCCGGAACAGATACACATAGCTTGGATGGCTATAAGGCAGAATGCAGAAGCGTAATGCAGCTTGCAAAGCATATCGAATTCGAGGATGAAGACAGCTTTGATTTGACTTATAAATCATACGAAGAGCTTGTTCAGATGTTCGAGAAACAGGGTGCGCTGCCGTCGAAAATTTATCTGGAAGCTATTGAAAACACTAATCGCATGGCTGATTCGGTGGAAGATTTCAAGCTTGATATGAGTTTCAAATACCCAAAGTTGTATGGTGCAAGGGATAAGGAAGTTTTTGAAGAAACGATCAAGAATAACCTCCTTGCCAAAATCAATGATGGGGCAATAACACAGGATCAGATTCCCAATTTTGCATCGGCAATTCAGGAAGAGTGTCGTGTATTCGATAAGATCGAAATGTCCGGTTTTATGCTCTTTATGTCAGAGCTTGTAACATGGTGCAAATCCAATGGAATTCCTATTGGATTCAACCGTGGATCTTGCGGCGGCTCTCGTGTAGCATATGTTACAAACACCACCGACCTGAATCCAGAAACATGGCATACAGTATTCAGCCGATTCTGCAACGAAGACCGTAAGGAAATCGGTGATATTGATATCGACGTTTCCCCCTCTGACCGAGATAAAGTGTATGAATACATTATCAACCGTTTCGGTCAGGAGAATACAGCGTTTATCCTTGCAATTGGTACGATCAAATCCAAAGGCTGTATCGATGAAATATGTCGTGCGCTTGGTGTACGTTGGAACAAAGAACATCAACACGATCTGAAAGACTTGAAAGAAATCTTGAAAGCTCTGAAAGAATTGGATGTTGAAGTCACTTATGGGGACGCACGAGATAACTGCGCTACATACTATTGGGATAAGAAAACCAATAAGCTGCTCTTTCCATCTTCAATGAGTGGATCGCCACGCGCAGAACTTATTAAGCGTCTCTCAGACGAATATGACCGTATCAAGGCTGAGAATGAAGCGATTTTTGCCAAGAATCCGTGGGTCGGAAAGATCGCTGTTACCATCAAAGACGAACTGAGTCCCATTGCAGAACAGGCAAAGGAAGCCGGAAATCCCGGCACACAGAAGTATCGTGATTTCCTTCTGAATCACGATGGATATAAAGCACTGGCTGCAAAATATCCCGATGTCTTCTACTACTTTGAAGGTCTGCTTGATGTTGCAATCTCTCAGTCTATGCACCCCGCCGGAATCGTTGCAAGTCCGCTGACACTTCGTAACAATTACGGAACCTTTATTTCTGAAGGAAAAGAAATCCTTCAGATCGATATGGATTGTGTCCATGAAGCTGGGCTTGTAAAATACGA